TAACCCAAACCTTTCTTGCGTGTTTATCTACCGAAATCTTCACAAGTGTCGTTAAATCGGCTGAAAATCCAAAATCCTGCCCATAGCAAGTAGTTTCTGTAGGTATAAAGTCTCCAACTCTCCATTTTCTAATAATTGTACCTTCAGCTTTCTCAAGCCAACCTCCTAATATCTGGTGTTGATACTTGTCTGGTCTTTTACGCTTCATCTCAAATATTCTACCTAAGAATGACTCTGATAAGTTATCTTTATTGTCTTTATAGGTTGTATGGATGTAACTAACGTCTCCTTTTTTTAGGTTTGATGCTGCAAGTATATTCTCATTTTGAAAGAACCTTTGGTATATCCAATGCTCCTTAGTAGTTGGGTTTAAAATAAGTATAACTCTGTTCTGTTTATTTAGTGAACGTATAGAGAAATCAATCTTATCAAAAACACTCTCGTCTGTAAGTTCTTCCGCTTCATCTACTACAAATGTAGTGATACCGTTAAGGGATTTAAGTGCTGCCGTCTGATTACCAGAAGATGTTCTAATACCTTTAAATATGATAGAAGAACCAGTCTTTAGGTTCATTATCTCATCCTTAGTTATCCTAAAGTCCTCGTGTACACCCATTAAGTTAATCTTCTCAATAAATTCTGGAATAATAGACGTGTGAGCCGATATCATAGTGTATCGTGAGAACAGAATCTTGTGTCCTTTCTCATAGGTAAGGTTAAGTAGGAATACATTGACTCCAAATGACTTACCAGAACCCCTACCTCCAGTAACAACAAAATACCTACTCTCATCTTGGAAAATAGGTATGTACTTCTTGTGTATATTTATGTTATTCATCTTTAGGTGTTACGTCTATAATTTTATCCTTTAGCTTCTTACCCTCTATACTGTCTCCAAAGAAGTTTATGGTAGGTGCTTGTACCTTAGTAGAGGTTTCTTCCTTCTCATCTCCATAAGCAAAGTCTAATAGCAGCTTCATATGGTTGTAACTACCTTCCTCAGCTTTCTTGGCTAAACTCTCAAAGGCATTTACCTCACTACCAAACACATTCTTAATAGCTTTCTTAGCGTACTGCTTCTTTCTATTTTTCTTGGCTTGATTCATTGCAGGTTTGTTAGACCTCTCTCTTTCTGGAACTGGAAGTTTGGGAATAGATTTCTTTCTACTATTCCCTTTTCTTCCGTCTGTTGGTTTAATCTCTTGTGAATTACTCATAATAAGTTAACTAAGGTGTCTTGTTTTTGTTTTAAAGCATTGATGCCTTATGACAATCCCAACTGCAATAACCATACTCTCTCTCTATCGGTGTACCGCATTCTAAGCAATCAAATTCCTTGTCATCCTTACTTAAATGTTCGTCTAATTCATTATCAAATCTTTCCATCTCTATTTGTTTTTTCTTATTAGTTCTATTTCTCTGTTTAAGTAGTCTTGTGCTTTTAGTAAGTCTTGCAGTTCGTCTTTCTTCTTGCCTGCTCTTATAACATATTTTATAATGTTACCTCTACAAAAGTTTATATTGTAATCATTAATAACGTCTATAACATCGTAGGAATTACCGTTATCGTAATGTGGTTGTGTGCTTCTCATAATTTATATTTTATTGTATTTCTATTATTTCGTATTCATTCTTTGCTTTCCAACCCCAAGACTTAACTCTTAAACGTATTAGGTCTCTTATCTCTTGTATCTTATCGTCTGGAACTCCTGCTATTATATTACTTATCTCAATCCTTTTAGAGTCTGAAAAGGAAACCATCTTAGACAGAGTGATGTCTCTTAATCGCTCTTCGTCAGCTTTCCTCTTGGCTTCAATCTTAGCCCTACGGACTTCTTGTTTTTCTCTATCAGAAATCTTATCCTTAAAGAAAACATCGTAATAATTTCTAAAATCTTTGTAGTTTGTATAGTAAACGTCCATTTTATTGAATGCGTGATATACAGAAGACCTATTCCTTTTATTACCTATTACAGAAGTAAAGTAGTGTGCAATAGCCCTATCATTCATACCGTTCAACTCCCTTAAAACTCTATAAAGCAAGGCTCTTAGGTAACTTTCCTTTGGAGTACGACCTCTACCTTTTAGGTCAAAGTCAGTAAGCTCTACAAAGAATTTTGATAGCATATTAGCTACCTCTAAATCATATTTAATCATTTCTCAAATCGTTTTTTATTATTTCATCTAAATCGCACCAATCTAATGCTTTTTTTATTCCAGCACAAGATAAGTAACCCTCCGCAGTATCCATATCTTCATAATGCTCTAAAACCTCTTGTAAGATATACTTAGGCATACCTTCTTGAATCTCAAGCATAGTGTAATTAAAGAAGTCATTCACTACCATCTGTTCATTATCTGATAATTTGCTCATAACAATCTGTCTTCAGTTTTAATAATGATTTTGATTGCTCAAACATAGCCCTTGCTCCGTCTCCGTAGACTTGCTTATACAGTCTGTAAGTTTTACTAATTAGAGAGAACTCGCTTTTAGAGTCTTTAAACAACTTTAAAGCATAAGCCTTACCGTAACCCTTGCAGACCTTTATGTTGTCAGCAGTGTCCCCTATAATCATCTGAGAGTAGAAGTTATTGAGTGCTTCCTCTTCTGTAATCTTTATAAGCTCTCTGTTCTTGTAGTTGTAGTCGTAGAACCAACAAGGGAATTGCTTGTAGTCCTTGTCGAGAGACATAATGATAACGTTATCTACACCGTTCTTCTTAACCTCTTCAGCCCATAATGTAGCTACTACATCATCTGTTTCTACACCGTCTCCCCATACAGAATCATAACTAAACTTTACTAAGTTGTGTAAAGCACCTAATATCTCTGGCTTCTTTGCAGTTCTATTAGCTTTGTATGTTGGTGTTATGTTTTTTCTAAAGTTGTTTATAGAACCGTTACAGAACACAACCTCATCCACAGCCACCTTATCTTCTAAAAAGGATAAGCACCGTTGAAACCCATCTGTAAACTTATCAAAAGCAACATCCACATCTGTCTCAAACAAATCATCTTTGTCTAAACGATTATCCTTACCTTTAAAGCAAGAAGCGTAAATCAAACTATCAGCATCGAATATTACTTTCATATACCAAGTTCTTCACGTTCATCCCTATCTTCTTTACGCTCATCAAGAAATAATTGAGCATCAAAATAAGCAGCTCTCCTTTTGGTTTTTAAGGCATCCTCATCAGCTCTCTTTAAATTTACCCAACCAGTAACTGGATGTATGTTGTGTTCCCAGCATCTGGCTAATTTTTGTTTATACGTTTTTTCCATAATCTTGTTATTTTAAGTTTCAACAAAACTATGGAATTATTTTTAGACCTGCAAATACTTTTTAAGGTTTTTTACTACCCTTGATATACAAGGAGAGCAGGTTGTTGTAGTTTTCTCGTTCTGATTGAAAGCAAAGTTGTATATCTCTATCAACCTAACCTTCTGATGATGATTGACTTTGCCTTTAGAACCGCTAAAGAAGTTGTCTAAGTAAGCGTAGTCCTCTTCGGAGATACACTCCAATTTCTTGTAGGTAAATAATTTATTTAATTTACTTTTTCTTTCATCACAACCGCAATCTTCTCCTGCAACCACCTTAACAACCTTGTCTATACCAGTTGCCTTAGTTATCTTAGCAATAGAGTCTCCTAAACCTTTTGGTTGATTAGCTACGCTTTCTTTTAAACCCTTATATCCTTTAGCAAGATTACCTGCTTTCCATTTCTTATACTCACGGTAATCCTTACTTCTTCTGTCTACTGTTTCGTAGAATCCTTGTTCTTCTAATTCTAAATAATATTTATCTTCTTTCATATCTTGTCGAAATCTTGGTTAAAGTAGTCTATCAAATCTTCTGATAGGTTATCTCTTAGTATTTGTTTGTAATTTAGTATTGATGTATGTATTGATGTAAGCCCTATCTTAGAACCTTTCGCTATGGCTCTTAGTGAAAGCCCCTTTATAAAGTAAAGTTCAAACAGCTTCTTATCGTAAATAGTCCAATTAGAAGTTATATCGTCTATCTGTTCTGTGATTTTAGTAAAGGCTTCGTCTTCACTCATATTGTACTCACTACTCTCTCCTTCATCAGAATCCCATAACTCATAGAATATACTTGCCCTATCTCTTTTTAGCTTAGAGAAGTACATATTCCTTAACGTAGTCCAAACATAGTATCTGTTTACGTCATCTCCGTACATCATCTTCTGTGGGTCTTTTACTAACCTATGTAGTCTAATGTACATATCTTGTACAAGGTCTTTAGCATCTTCTACATTACAACCTAAGTTAACTAACATCTTAATCCATAGGTCGTGATGCTTTGCTAATTTTTCTAACATTATATTTCTTTTATTATTACTTCTACTCTTGGATTAACTCTATCGAGTTCCGTAGGTAGAATGGTTTCGGTTTTTACGTGTATGTCATTATCATCTTCCCAACATCCGTATTCGGTTACAGCATCCAGAAGAAACTTACTGACTACACTTATTACATTCATCTTGTCTAAACGTCTATTAGAAGCCTTGTAGACCTTATAAGTTATCTCGACTGGTGTTTGTATGTCTAAGTTGATTAACTGCTCTCTAACGAGCTTTGTGTACTCCTTTTTAGCTTGTCCGCTTACAGAGTGATGTAGGTTTCTGTAAGTATTCATATTAAGAGACACTCTTTTATCCGCTTTAGTTTTTCTTGGTAGCATTACAAACAGAGGGGATATTATGGTGTGTGTCATTAAAACAGCTCTTTTATAGGTAGTAGTATTCCTTTTGAAGTATTGGAGTCTCCTCCTTTTTTATCTCTCTTTGTGCCGATATATTTCCTGCACTTATCCCTTAAATCTTTGGTAGGTATTAAATGGAATGTATTTCCAAAAGCAAAGCAATAGTATTCAGCTTCTGTTTTAGATATACCAGACTTACGACCTCTACTCCAGTACTCTACATAAACGTTACCAGTCTCTAAGGCTTTTAAGTCAAACTTAACCTCTATTGTAGAGTTGTTAAGTATCTTACCAAGCTCCTCTTCTTTGACTTGACCAACCTTTAAATCGTACTTGAAGTCGTTGTTATAATCCATTACAGCTCCATCTTTACGTTAAATGCAGTATGACCACCAACTACGATACCGCAACCAATAGCTTCCTTCTTACCGCCTTGCATATAACCCATAGCGTAAGACTTAGAGTCTATACCACAACCTACTGCCATACCAAAGATTGCTCGTGTTTTACCGAACATCCATTCACAATAAAAATCTGTATGATAATGACCAGATACAGTAGATACCATATCTCTTTTAGCAGCCATTCTTGCCTTACCACTCTTGTCTCCGTGAACGTATCTTACCTCGTCATAATAAACATCAGTAACAAAGTTCCAGTTAGGAGTTTCCAATACCTCTCCAATGTTCTTAATCCATTTAGATGGTATGTTTGATGATTGTGCTTTACGGATAATAATCCTATCGTGGTTACCTAATGTAACATCAGCATCTGGAAATGCTTTGTACCATCTCTTTAGTTTTGAGATAGCTAATTCAAGTTCGTCTCCACCACCTAATCCATCAGCATCTGTTTCGTGATAAGAACTGTAATGTGAGTCTATAATATCGCCAATGAAGACAACCTTGTTACAGTTGTATTGAGCGTATGTTTCTTTACAGAAACGCAAATACCCTTCTAAGCAGAAAGGTTCGTGTAAATCGCCAATAACAAGTATTCTGTTTTCTTGGCTTGTAAGTTTGTTGTATGCTTTTAAAACATTACCTTTTAGACGAGGTCTAAAGTCTCTTGATTGTTTCATACAAGAAATATAACTATACCTGCAAGTATTAAACAGATATAGTTATTAACTTTATATAAAACTTATAAACAGGTGTTTAGAAACTACTTAAATCATCTGGATTAATTATCTTAGGAAGACCTGCTTCGTCTAACTTAAAATCAAATGACTCAAATGGTGTATTTCTACTTCTCTTGCAGGACACCGTTATTGCCCCTAACTTGTTCTCGTCTCTCTGTAACTGTATTTGAGTTTCAGTCTTCTTTTCAAGGAAACTACCTAAATGACCAGTTGGCTTATCACTTCCGTTATTACTATGGATTACAGTTACAATGTGGCAGTTGTATATTGATGTCCAAGCCATAATCTTTTGAGTTACAGCAGAAGATTCCTCAAGGTTATTTACATCTGAAACTAAATCAGCAATACCATCTATAACAACTAATCCAATTTCCTTACCCTCTTGTTTAAGGTTCTCTAAATAGTACTCTATAAAATCTATTCTTGTTTTGTAGTTAATCTGTCTTAAAGCAAATGTATGGTAAAAATCTAAACTAAGTCCTTTGTTCATCCATTGGATTCTTTTAAACACTCTCTGAGAATGCCATCCCCCTTGTTCCGTATCAAAGTGTATAAACTGCTTACCGTCTCTAAAAGAACTCATTCCTTTTGTGTGAGTGCCTTTTGGGTTACAGAAAGCGGATGCTAATAAACTAACAAAGAAAGTCTTCATAGATTTAGGAGGGGCTTGTATAAAGCTAAAATTACCATAAGTACCTATTGGTATAGGGAACTCTTTAGCACCGTCTTTAGTATCAACTTCTTTAGATTTAAAACTAATAGCTACTGGAGGGTGTTCTATTTTTTTATTTATATCAATAGCACAGTCCTCTTGTATTGACTGCATAAACATTAAGTGGTCGTTCTGTTCTTGTAGTTCTTGTTCTGTCATTTTGTTTTGTTTTTAGTGGTAAAAAAAAGGGATGCTGTTAAACACCCCTCTTGAATTAAAGGTTAACTGTTTAGAATGGCAAATCATCCACAGCCAACTCATCTACTGGCACTCCGATATCAGTCGCAGGCTTGTTTGCATCCGCTTTAAAGACTTTCCAAGCAGAAAGGTTCACATAGTACTTGTCTTTGTATTCGTTTCCTCTAACGTTAAAGGAGACATCCACAGAAGAACCTACCTTGTTGTACTTTAAGAAGTCATCTACCTTGTCTTGTGAGATGTCAAACTTTACGTCTTGTGGGTACTTCTCGTCATTTGTAGTTAATACAAATTCTACTTTTCTAAATCCAGAGTCAAATGTTTGTACTTCTCCGATTAATTTAATTGTTCCTGTTAATTGTAAGCTCATAATAATTCTATTTTAATTTAGGTTAATATACTTATTTATTGAATTGTAAACCTATCAGTTTACTTTGATTGAAATTTGTAAACCTATTAGTTTACACGTTAGTTATCTATTGCACTATCTATTGTTTGTATTATGTGTCTAAACACACTTCTCTCTTGTTCGCCAGTAACATCTACTCCGTTTAGAAGTAATCTGTAATGGTCTTCCTTGGTTAACTTCATTTCTATATCGTTCATATTACTTTTTTAATTGTTGTTCAACTTCTGATGGTATAATGTATTTAAGAGCAACCTTAGAGTATTCTCCTCCCTTAGACATAAAACTAACTACTTTGTTGTATTCTGGACTACCTAACCTTAACGTTGGCTTAGAAGTTGTCTGAGGGGTCTTGCCGTGTGTGTTTGTTGCATCTGCATCTTTATTGTCATCAATAAGTAATAAGTTACCTAAAGCATATTTCTTTGCGTAAGACGAAGCTGCACCAGTTCTTTGTGGCATTTGCATACCTTTAGCACTAAAGTCTATAATAGCTTGAGCCATTGAAGATATTGAACTCTCTCTGTCTGTGGATTCCGTATCTATAATCTTAGCTTCTGAATCAACATAAACGTGTCCTGCTACTTCTGATAGAGTGTCTGAAATCTTGAACACTACTCTGTACTTCTCTTCAAAAGGTTTAACTGCTTCTAAGATGTCTTCTGCTGAACGGTACTTGTACTTACCGAAAGCGTTGGTTTGGTTTTTAGTAACCTTTAATCCTACTTGAATCTTCTGTAATTTTTCTAAAATTGTCATAATTTAATCTGTTTTTAATAATTGGTTTTTAACTATTCTCTTGTATTCCTCTGGGCAATCTTTGTCAGTTAGTTCAAAGATGTAGGTCTCAAGGATTCCTATCTTCTGTTCTAAGTCAAACAACCTGCCTTGTAAGGCTTCTATTCTATGGTTCTTAAAGTCTAATAAATCTTTCATAATGTCTCTTAGTTTTTACAAATATATAAAAATTATTTTAATAACGCACTAAATCTTATTACATTTTTAATACCGTCTGTTTCTTTGACTTGATATCTTATCTCTACATCAGTTATATTCTCATCTAATTTAACGTAATGCTCTATATCATTCCTAAGCTGTTCCCAAGTTGCTTCGCTTATAATCATAATTAAAATGCTTTTAGTTGACTAAAATCTAATTCTTCGTAGAACTTGATATTCTTTTTAACACCTCTCATCTGCTCGTTTAAAGCCTTTCTTTGAAGAGTTAAGTTCTCAAGATTATGTGTAAGTTTGTTAATAGCACTATCTACCTCTTGTTGTGTGTATCTATTATCTCTCATCTTCTTACTAGTTTAATTGAATCCCATATCTCTTTTACCTTGTCTATAATAGAGTTCTTATAGTGCAGTCCGTCATTACCGTTTTGAGCGATAATCTTCATTCGTTCGTTAGCTTCGTCTTCCCAATCAGAAAAGTCAGCGTGTTCTTTACAGTAGGAGCAGATGTCGGTCTCCCATAACCGACAAGCCCCACAGCAGTTTGATTGCTCTTGCATTAGTATCTAAGGTTTACTTTACCTCTTCTCTTGTAGTTGTAGATGTCCTCAATGAGTAATTTATATTGAGATACGCTTGTACAGTCCTCAAGTCTGTTTGGTTGTATTTTAAGTTTATTTAAAAAGTCAAAGAAGTTAAATTCATTGTTCTTAAATAGACCAAGCATAGCTGAAGCGAAAGTTCCTCTATTGTAACCAGAGTAAAAGTTTTTAATCATCTTAAGTTTATCCGCATTCTCTTGAGCTAACTTAAAGTCTTTACCAACCCAAGTACCTTCTTCAAATACTTTCTTTGTAGTTGGATTTTCTTCATTATAAATTGTTCTTGCAGCATCTGCTATTGACATACTGGAAGCGTTTGAGCATAATGCAATACAAGTTGATATAGCGAAATCATTATTTTCCTTCATAAATTCAACCAACTTAACATAGGAAGGGATTCCCATTTGTGCGTAACCGTGTAAGAAATCTCTTCTTGTCCAATTCTTTTGATTGAGGTTTAACACCTGCACTTCATCTAATCCGTAGTTAGGTACAATAATGTAGTATATCTCAGAAGCTGCTTCTATCGCTGCTAATAATCTATGCTGACCATCAACCACTACCATATACTCATTCACTATAATAGGATTCTGTAAAACACCGTACCGTTTAATGCTTGAGGTAAGTCTTTTAACGTGTTGAGGATTGTGTGGTCTGTTACCAGTAATTTGTTTAAACTTAGTTAAATCTGATGTTAAGTAAACATTGTTAACTAACTCTTCTGCATTTCTTAAATAATTCATTTGTTTATGGTTTTAATTTGTTCTCTGCAAATCTACAAACTCTTTTTAAATAAAAGTGTTAAAGAAATGTTAAAATTATCACAAAAAAAGAGGAAAGCTGATTAGACCTTCCTCTTAAACTAAAAACAAAATAATTAAAAACAAATAAAAAGGGGTTCTTTAAGGTAGTTATCGGTATCAAAGTATATAAATTCGTTTGACACTTGTATTCTTTCTATTCCGTATTGAATAAGACCCTTAATGATTTTGAACCTCTTTATCTTATTAATACATCTAACTTTTACAGCTTTACCAACTCTATGACCACTATTGTTAGGTAATGCTAATTTATTTCCGTAAGTCTTACTTACATATCCTAACATTACAAAAGCATTAATTCTTTCTTTTTTAAGGACTTCATCTAATATAAATACTGGTTCACTTTCCATAAACATCTTACCGCTACCTAAAGTTTCTGGACTGTCAAACATACTCCACTTGAGTACTGTTAATCCTTCACTATCCATTTCTTCGGTGTAAGTGTCTGTATATTCTACGCTATGTAAAGATGAACTGTATTTCTTCCGCTTGTAAGGCATACTCAAAGATACAAAACAATACATATAAAACAATACTTTTTTTAAGTATATTTGTTTTTTTTATTGATTAGTACTCCTAAGTCTTATATTTATTATTATAATATTTTTTTATTATTATTATTTTAATAATATTTTTAATATTAATTAATTACTTATTTAATAAATTACAAAGTTATATATTTTCACTTAAACAAAAAAATGAAATTATAATTATTTTTATTTTTTATTTATTGTAATATTGTTAGCTATCTTCTCTGCGCTTCTACCAACTACATAACCACCGATACCTAATTGTAGTAAGTTCCAAAACTCATTCTCTAAAGGCGGAACTGGTAAACCAAACAATGGTGCAATAAACTTTCCATAAATAACAATAAAACCAAAAGCTAACATTAAGATAGGTCGCCAACTTCTCTGCAACCAATTACCATTCGCTTCTGCTAATACAATTTCTGTTTGTAGCTTCTGTAATTCTAACTGCTGTTCTTGTAGTACCTTAAACACCTCGTTTTTGGCTTTTAAACGCTCCTCATCAGACGTAAATAAACCATCAATAACTTTACCTACTTCTTTAACTACACCACCAGTAAACCAACTTAAAATCTTATTCATCTTTATTCCATTTTATTTGTAACTGTCCAAAGAATAAAAATATATTAACCTCTGAATAGTTAAAGTTATCATCGGGTTCGTAATATTGCCATCCTAACATCATTGCATTAGGTACTAATAAAATTAAATTTATCTCCATTACCACCTTGCTTTAGTTTTTCTTATATCGTAGTGTGTAAAAGTAGCATATGCGGACAAACCACCTTGTAGTAATTCTCCTTCGTTAATCAACAAATCAATTAGTTCAAAGGTTTCTTGTGGTGTCATTTCTTCTATAACAATATCAGATGCTTTACCTAACTTGTGTTGGCTATTTTTAGCACCTTTTACGACATTATCGTTATAGTTTGGACATCTATATCCACTATTAATTTTAATTGGACTACCGACAACGTTTCGTAGTGTTTGTAATTGGTTTGCTAACTTCTGAACGTTATGTAAAACACCCAAAGGCATATCACATCCGCAACTGCAATCAAATTCTGATTTACTAAAGTTCTTTGTCAACTTCATTATTTGTTTTTTAAACGTTCGTTTTCTCTTTTCAAGTAATCAACTTCAACTCTTAACGCATTAACTTCTGCAACTAATTCTAATACTTGTGTTCTTAAAGTATCTTTTTCATCACTTGAGTTTGCTAACATCGATTCAAGGTTTCGTACTCTATTTTTTAAATCATCTCTGTACTGCACTCCATCATCGTTTTGTAGTTCAACTTTCTTTTGCTCTGACTTTGATTTTAATCTTGCTTCTAAATATTTCCAAATAGATGCTGAACCTAAAACTCCAATTATTGTAATTATTATTTGTGTGTATTGCTCCATTATCCTCTGTCTATTTTTTCTTTAAATACTCTTATGGTATTCCAAAAAGCAAACATTAGTATAATAATCCAACCAACTCTTGAACCTTCCATTAAACCCTCTAAACAAAGATTTATAACAGTCATTACTGCTACAATAGAAGCTATCTGAACTGCTATTAAACGATACTTTAAACAACCTTTGAATAGAACTGCCCATAACTGAAACAATCCCGCACCCATACCCCCTATGATGAAAAGAGGGTTAGGGTTTTGAAATTCCATTATCATTGAAGATGGTAAAGCAACAACGTGGCAAAAAGCAATAAGCACCTCGTTTGGTTCACTATCAGAATACCAAAATAAATCTTTAACTTTTGCCCAACCTTTCATATTAGAATTTATGTGCGTTATAACTTAATCCTAAAAATGAATGTACACCATCTCCATCGATATCAACTGCATAAGATTTCCAACCATATGGATGGTCGTATGATACAACTTCGGGAGTTATAATGTTTCCATCTTCATCAATTACTGCTTCTTCGTCAACGCTTTTGATTTGCTCTTCTTTCCATAGAACATCTAAATGCCATTTATCAGATAATAAGGGAGCAACTGTTTCTTCGCCCTCTTCGTCATATTCTCCTTGTTCTAATACAATGTTTCCTAATTGTACTATTGTACTTTTGTGAGTTGGGTATTCGTTTCCATCTTCATCTGTTGCAGTACCTAATGATGCAATCTTTGTTTCTGCTTGTTCTCTTGAATCAAATTCGTATTTGGCTATTTTAATCATAATTTTATATTTTACTCTTGTTGGTTTAATGTGTGTATTTGTTACTCTTAAATTGTTGTAAGGTTAATTAGTTCTTGGTCTGTTAATATTTGGTTGTAAACCCTTACGTCTTTTACTTTCGCTTTAAAACCCGAACCTCCACTTGCGTTGTTAAACCTTAATTTGTCCATTGTTCCTGCTGTAAAAATACCATTATTACTAATCAATTTAACGCCATCTACCCAAAAAGCCAAATCTCCGCTTTTCCACTTAATAGCAAACTTTTTATATTCAGTTTGATTTGTTAATGGTACATTTAAATCATACATTGCTTGTACTCCGCCTAATTGTACAATACAATAAGCAGTATTTATATTAGGGCTATAAGAAAAAGATATTCTATTATTTCCATTTGCATTACCATCTGATAAACTAATTCTACTATCGTCTGTATCTGTTAATGCTTTGCTCTCAAAATACAAAACACCCTCACTACTATTAATAATACCATCAGGCACAGTTTGCTCACAACTTTCAGCCACTCTCGTTACAGCACCCCCTTGAGTTGGTATGTACGATGTAGCGTAGCTTCCTTGTTCTAATTGTGCTCCGTAGACAAACAAACTATTTGTACCACTTGAAGAACTACCACTTGATGCTGGATATATTCTTACATAACTTGCAGCGGTACTATTTACACTTATTGAAATTCTAAACCAACCATTTCCATAATCAATAATAGATTTATCTTCTACGCTACCAGAAATCGTTTCTATTGTTCCATTAAGAATATTAAAATAAACACTATTACCACCAGCATATAATCTTACAAAATTTGAACTATCTTTTTTAACAAAAGCACTAAATGTTTCATTACCAGTAAACGTTCTTGAAAGCCAAGCATAACCACCAGATGCACTTTGCAATAATTTAGAAGCATCTAAACCATTTGATGGATTAATTAAATCGTCAACTAAAGTCCTCGTCATAGCTGCACCATTCCAAGTAGTTAGATTATTTGAATTTGTTATTAAATTAGTTCTACTCGGTTCTAACAACAAAGCACCTTTAACATCATTACTAAAGTCAATTCTTGGCTCTCCACTACCAACTGTTTCAATTAAACCATCTTTATTAATCCTTGTAGCTGATGTATTTCTTTCGAAATTGAACGCTAATGGCTTGAAATTAGAATTTTCATCATTATACGCAAGGATAGTATCTTTCTTACCATACCATTCTCCGTTACCAAATTTTAATGTATTCATATTATAGTGCGTTTAAATTTAATTCTGTTACCATTTCGTTTAATGAACGGTAGCTTGTCATATATTCTAATTCTTCGTCTGTTAGTGCAGTATCGTAGTAACCAATTTCTTTTGTCTTTCCGTAGAAAAAATCAGCAGGTAAACCATTATCAAAAGTTAATTTATTTAATCCACTTGGAGTATTACCTGTATTATCTACACCTAACTCTATTCCATTTATCCATAATGCAAAATCATTAGCTTTATACTTTAAAGCTATTTTATTAAAGTTTGTTTGATTTTGTACAGTTGCAGTATAATTAAAAACAGGAGTACCTGCTGCATCTACTCTACCAACTATTTTTCCTGCTAAAATATCATAATATATAATAATTCTATTTGATGTACCTGTTGCGGGTTCTATTGAAATAACTCTATATCCTTCTCCATCAGCTAAAGCACTTATATTAGCAAATAGCACCCCCTCACTATCATTAAACACCTCACTATTACCACTTCCATTACAAGTTTCAGCAGTACGTTGGACTGTTGAGCCATTGGTTGGGATGTAGGAAGATGCTACTGAATTGGCTTCGAGCATAGCACCCCAAATGTATAAACCACTTGTTCCATCTCCTTGATATGTTTGAACTAAATCATCTGTT